ATCTTTGGTGCCTTCCTCGCCCTGACCATAGATGCCCACGTATTTGTGGAGGTAGATGTCCACTCCCCCAACCTGGAACATCTCATTTATGTTGCGATCAAAAAACTTATAATCGTTGCCCTTTTCTGGCTTGAATATTGATAAACGTGGCATACCAACCATATTTATGGAAAAGGATCTAGCCATAAATATCCATATGTCAGAGTTACAAACAATGCAGCAGGAAGTTTACGACTACGTCAAGACCAACCTAGGGGATGGCATGATCGACGTGGAATTGGACCCAAAACACTACCAAACGGCACTGGAGAGGGCTATCAATCGCTACAGGCAGAGATCCAGCAACGCGGTGGAGGAAAGCTATGCATTCCTGGACCTTAAGGAGAACCAGAACAAATATATCTTGCCCGACGAGATAATCAACGTCAGGCAGGTCAACAGGGCCACGGTGGGGAGCAGGGGAGATGGACAGGGTGGAACCTTGTTCGAGCCCTTCAACTTGGCCTACACCAACACCTACCTGTTGAGGACCGGCGCCACTGGTGGATTGGCCACCTACTACGCATTCGCCGCATACCAGGAACTGGTGGGCAAGATGTTTGGATCATTCATACAACATCACTATGACAATGCCACAAAAACTTTGACCATAACTCAGCGTCCCAGGATCGACACTGAGAGAGTTTTATTGCACACGGACAACTTCAGGCCCGACATCACTCTCCTGAGAGACCTCTACAGCAAGCCCTGGATCAGAGATTACACTCTTGCGGTCAGCAAAGTGATGCTGGGAGAGGCCAGGAGCAAGTTTGGCACCATCGCAGGACCACAGGGAGGCACCACGCTGAACGGCGAGGCACTGAAACAGGACGGCATGGCCACGATGGAGAAACTGGACCAAGAGATCAACAATTTCATCGACGGTGGAATGCCGACCACTTTTGTCATAGGTTAATTCTTTTTATTGCCTTAGAATTATTAAACACTCCACATTAAATATGTCTGATTATGGCTAGCACAGGCATCAAAAAAATTCGCGATCTCACCTACGAAGAACTAGAAGATCTTGTTACCGCTTTGGAAAATATGAGCAGGGTGGCGGATCAATCCTCCATTAGAGAACAGATATTGATCACAGTGAAAAAAGTCAAGCAAGAGATTGCAAAAAGATTAAAAAACCTGTAATATAATCTTATGCTTATAGGATTGGTAGGATTGATTGGGTCCGGCAAGGACACGGTTGCGGATTTTTTGGTAAAGGAACACGGATACCAAAGAGACAGTTTCGCAAAAGCATTGAAAGATGCGGTCAGTGCAATATTTGGCTGGGACAGGGCACTGTTGGAAGGGGCCACGCAGGAGAGCCGGATGTGGAGGGAGAGGATCGATCCCTATTGGAGCAACAAGCTCGACAAAGCAGTGACCCCAAGATATATTTTACAATACTGGGGGACCGAAGTCATGCGGGGGCATTTCCATGACAGCATCTGGATAGATTCATTCACTGCCAGATACGGCGGCGGAAACATAGTGCTCAGCGACACCAGATTCATCAACGAGATAAACACCATACGAGACCTGCAGGGCAAAGTGGTATTGGTGCGCAGAGGACCCATACCCACGCAACAGGAGATGCAGGAGAGATCGGTGCATCAGAGCGAGTGGGACTGGATCGGACAGCGTTTTGACTACGAGATCGACAATTCGGGCAACCTGGAAGATCTAAGAACACAAGTGGGCCTGATGGTCAGGAGTCTACTTCCAGATCACCAATAGACCATCCCAGATCCTGCGTGCTCTTTAGGCGCTGACAATTCGCACATATAGTTTTCAAGTTATAGATCGATGTGTTGTTCCTATTGCCATCAACATGGAACACGTCCATTTGTGATTCATGCACTGATTTGAATCCACACAGCTCACAGCGTGTTTTCTTACGGTATCCAGATTGGAACCAGCGTGTGGGACCATTGACTCGCAAATTCTTGCTTTTGCGTATGCAAGTGTCGCACTGGCTGCGCCAATAGATCTTGGTGCCTTTGCGATAGCCATATGATCGGGGCCTGGATTGGCAAGTGTTGCACAGCGGACGTTTCATGCTTGTATTTACGTGCCCTATATAGGCACCAAAATTGTCAAGATAACGCCGTAAAAACCGTGCAGAACAATAAATAAGTCTAGTTATACTTGCAAGGAGAACTTAAAAATGGCATTAACATCACCAGGCGTAGAAGTCACAGTAATCAATGAAAGTTTCTACGTACCATCAGACGCGGGAACAACACCACTAATAATTGTTGCTTCAGCACAGGACAAATTAAATGGCGCCGGCACTACAACAGCAGCAGGCACACAGGCGGCCAATGCAAACACAGTATTTTTGATATCATCTCAAAGAGAGTTAACAGAGACTTTTGGAGATCCCAAATTCTACACAGATTCATCAGGCAACGCATTGAATGGTTATGAGCTGAACGAATACGGCTTGCAAGCGGCTTATTCATTCCTGGGAATTGCCAACAGAGCTTTCGTGTTGAGAGCCAATGTTGACCTTTCTGAATTAGCAGGCAGCTCAACAGCGCCTACCGCAGACCCAACCAATGGCACTTACTGGTTTGATTTGTCATCTACCAGCTTTGGCTTGTTTGAGTGGTCAAGGACCGATCAGGCATTCACAGAGATAGATCCGATCATAATCACGTCAGTGGACGACCTGGTTGGAGGAGTATCCACAGGAATCCCCAAAACCTCAATCGGTTCGCAGGGCGATTACGCGATCAACACCACGCACGTGACCAACAAGACATATTTCAAGACAGCTTCTAACACCTGGGTGCAAGTGGGCAGCCAGTCTTGGGTTGACGCCCGTGGAACTCAGGCCCTGTTCGCACAGGCCTCGCACACTGCCAGACCCACTTGGAAGACTGCGGAATCAGATGCGGCCACTGGATCGGTCTGGTTCAAGACAACCACTCCAAACTCAGGGGCGGACATAGTTGTCAAGATCTACAATTCAGCCACAGGCGCATTTTCCACAGTGGACGCTCCATTGTACGCCAACAACCAATCGGCCATCTATGGGCTGGACCCCGTGGGCGGTGGCACAGGATTGGCAGCGGGTGACCTATACACACAATACAACGTGACCGAACAGTACGACCAACATCCGGGCAATGACTCCACCGACACCACATTGGCAGTGCAGGATTTCCAAATATTCAGATACCAAGGTGGCGCCACGACGATAACTTCAAACACGACATCACCTTCATTCACCAGCGGACACGCTTTCAGGATAGCAGAAACACGCATAGGACAGTCCACGCTGGAGGGAGAAGATTCCACGCTGGGAGTGACAGTCACCCTAGCAGGAACCGGGGCGGATGATTTCGTCGCTGCCGTGAGCGCGGCGGGACTTACCCACGTATCTGCCACAAAACTTTCCACAGGTGCCATTAGAATGACACACGCACTGGGCGGCGATTTTCGAATGTACAACATCAATTCAGGCACTGCCCTGGAGGACGCAGGATTTGGAGCAACCAACGCACACAGCTATGGAACATACACTGCGAATTCCACCACACTGGTGGACAACTTGTATGACACTCCGGCAGGCACAGCAGAAGATTCAACCTACTATCCACAGGACTCCACGCTGAACAACTTGGTGATGGCCTCAAACTGGAAACGCTTGAGCTACACGGCCTCAACATCGGAACCAAGCAATGAACCAGCCAACGGGGCTTTATGGTACAACACCAATCTTGAAGCCGACATAATGACACACAACGGGACCACCTTTGTGGGATACCAAAACGGTACCTTTGGTGGCACATCTCTCAGCACCACTGATCCGAATGGACCGCAATTTTCAGCAACCAAGCCCACCACGCAATCAGACGGAACTGCGTTGGTGAAAGGCGACCTATGGATCGACACCAGCGACCTGGAAAACTATCCCAATATCTATAGATATGACACAACATTGACTGACGGTGCAGATTTTGTGCTGATCGACAACAGTGACCAAACCACAGAGAATGGAATAGTGTTCGCTGACGCAAGGTCCAACACCAGCGCCACCAAAACCGATTCCAGCTCAACTGGTGGTGCTCCCACAGACAGCACCATAAAATTATTGCTGACTGACAACTTCCTGGATCCCGATGCACCAGATCCTGCTCTGTTTCCAAAAGAGATCTTGCTGTTCAACACAAGAAGATCAGGATACAACGTGAAAGAATACAGGCACAACTACATCACCACTGCAAACTATCCGGGTTCTGGATCAACTGGTAAAGGCAACGTGAGATTCTCCAACGAATCAGTGGCCAACTACTTCCCAGACAGATGGGTGACCAAGAACGCCAACAACGCAGATGGTTCTGGCACATTTGGTAGAAAATCTGTGAGAAAAGTTATAGTGCAACAATTGAAATCAGAGATCAACACCAACCAAGCCATAAGAGAAGACCAGCGAGGATTCAACATCATAGCATGTCCGGGATATCCCGAGGTCATCGCCGATATGGTGAATTTAAACACTGACAGAAACAACACAGCGTTCGTTATCGGAGACACCCCATTGAGATTGGTGGGCACAAGCACAGCGATCACCAACTGGTCCAACAACACGGCCGGCGCCGCCGACAACGGCGATGAAGGATTGGTAACGTCCAGCGAATACCTTGGCGTGTTTTATCCATCAGGAAGAACCACAGACAACGCAGGCACCACCATAATAGTGCCACCAAGCCACATGATGCTGAGAGTGTTGGCCAACAACGACAACGTGGGATTCCCATGGTTCGCGCCAGCTGGCACCAGGAGAGGTATCGTGGACAACGCGACTTCGGTGGGCTACATTGACAGTGCCACAGGCGAGTTTGAACAGATCTCTTTGACAGAGTCCGTGAGAGACAGCATGCACACTGCCAAAGTGAACCCAATCACGTTCTTCTCAGGCACGGGCATATTGAACTTTGGTAACTTGACCAAGATTTCAACTGCATCAGCTCTGGACAGGATCAACGTTTCAAGATTGACTGTATACCTAAGATCACAATTGGACAGGATAGCCAAACCGTTTATATTTGAACCAAATGATTCGTTGACAAGAAATGAAATCAAAGCAGCTATTGAATCATTCCTGTTGGAACTAGTGGGTCAGAGAGCACTGTTTGACTTCCTAGTGGTGTGCGACGAGACCAACAACACTGCCACAAGGATCGACAGAAATGAACTGTATGTGGACATAGCAATTGAGCCTGTGAAATCAGTTGAGTTTATCTACATACCTTTAAGGATCAAAAACACAGGAGAAATAGCTAACTTGGGAGTTTAATACCCGATAAATAAAAAGGAACAAAAATATGGCAATCTCAACATTAAGTAAATTTACAGTACCACTGGCAAACGATCAGAGCTCAGCATCACAGGGTTTATTGATGCCAAAACTCCAGTATCGTTTTAGGGTGGTACTTGAGAACTTCGGTGTATCAACTCCAAGGTCAGAACTGACCAAACAGGTAATCGATGTAACCAGACCCAATTTGACTTTTGATGATGTCACACTGGACGTCTACAACTCAAAGGTGTATCTGGCCGGTAAGCACACTTGGGAAGCTATCACATTGAATCTGAGAGACGATGTCAATAATTCTGTTTCTAAATTGGTTGGCGAACAGGTGCAGAAACAATTTGATTTCTTTGAACAGGCTTCAGCTGCTTCGGGCATCGATTACAAATTCACCACCAGGATCGAGATGCTGGACGGGGGCAATGGCGCATCCATACCAGGCATATTGGAAACTTGGGAACTTTATGGCTCATACGTGCAAGCAGTAAATTATAACACATTGGCCTATGCCACATCTGATCCTGTTACAATCACTTTATCAATCAGATATGACAACGCGGTACAGACTCCACAAGGCACAGGAATTGGCACAGCATTGACAAGAACCATAGGTTCATTAAGCACAGGCGGCGGTATATAATTTTACATTTCGTTTATAGCAAAAGAAGCGCCTTTAACGGCGCTTTTTTTGTGACTATAAATATAGGGTATGCCAAGCATCAATAATTTCTTATCAGGTTTCAGCAACGGCCTTCCGGGCATGAAGGACTTCCGCCATGCCAGCAGATTATACCTAGATGACAATTTCAAACTGGCGCCAAAGCAAAAATTCCTCTTCCATGTGGTATTCGACATAGACAACACAGTGCCGGCCAGGGCATTCACCACCAATGAGAGATTGGAGCTAAACATGTTGGTCAAGAGCTGCGAGCTGCCGAAATACAACATGAACCTGGAAGAGAGACAGCAGTACAACAAGAAGATTTACGTGGGCACCAAGATCCAGTATGCTCCCGTGACCATCACTTTCCATGATGACAACGCCGACACGGTGAACGCCTTCTGGAAATCCTACTACGAATACCACATATCAGATTCGCTGTCAGTGGCCAACGCCGGTGGGGTCAACACCACCAAGGACAATTTATATGATCTGCTGCCAGCGTCAACGCAGTTCGGAATGGACAACGCACAGAAGCGCAAGCAACCGTTCCTCAAGAACATAACCATATTCGCCATGCACAAGAAAAGATTCACGTCGTTCACCCTTGTGAACCCCATAATCGGATCGTTCAGCCACGACAACATGGACCATGCGGACGGCGCGGGTATAATGAGCAACACCATGCAGATATTCTATGAGACGGTGCTGTATGGAGTGGGATTGGTGAGGATCTCGACCGCGGGTGGAGGCAGGGGAATACCAGGATTCGCCACCGTGCATTATGATCTGGAACCATCGCCTCTCAGCGTGCTGGGCCGGGGAACCACTTCAATATTTGGACCAGGCGGCATCGTGGATGGCATAGGCAGCGTGATCAGCGACATACAGAATGACAATTTC